AAGCACTCGCCGCCTAGATTACTCAGCCAAAGCTCGTAGTATAGTTCGACACGCTTTCTATACGGGCCATGAATTGTACGTTAGACAATAACGTCCCGTAGAACGTCTTCCAGCCTACGATCCGAAGCTGATTCAAAGGATCTGATTTGTCGGCGTTCTTCAGATACGTGAACTTCGCATCGTCCAAGAGCACCTGGGCGTAGGAGCCTTGGCCCAGCACGAACGTGGGGTAGACGGTCAGGCCCGTGGCGGGCGCGGCCGGCGGCGTCTGAGCGAGGCCCAGGCCCGTGATGGTCACGGTCGACCCGGCGGCGAGCTGCGTCGCCTGACCAGCCAAGGGGCCGACGAGTGGGCCGCTGGCCGAAAGGCCCAGGTTGGCGGGGCTGGTGGTGGTGCCGATATAGACGTTGTAGGTGAAGCCCGTGGTCGCCGGCAGGGTGACGGAGACCGAACCGTTCACGCCGGCGGAGGCAACCGCAATCGCGTTCGACACCTGATAGATGCGGCTCTCGTACTGGTTCTGCTGATCCTGGCCCGTCACCTGGATGTAGTAGGTTCCGGTCGTCAGGAAGCCCGCTTGGCCCGCCGTGCCGTTGACCTGAGCCACGCCGGTGAAAGAGGGAACCATGTTCGACTTGCAGAAGCGGATACCGGACCACTCGCCCGCCTCGTAGTTGTAGAGGCGGTTCAGGTCGGAATAGGTCCAGGCCAGCACGACGGTGGAATTCTGCCGGAAGTCGGCGACCACGAGCGTGTGGATGAGCGCGACATAGTGCGGCATCTGGCGTGGGTTCTCGGAAGCGCGGGAGCCGCCAGACTGCGCCTCGATTTTCATGTCGGTGCGCTCGTCGCCCATGTACCGCGGCGCGCCGATGGTTTCGAGCGCGGCGTCGGTGCGGATCACGGTGGTGGTGTCGAGCACGTCGCCGGCGATCAGAGCGCCGCGAGAACCCCGGCTGTTCACGTAGTTGACCTGCGTGCCGGCCATCAGTGCGACGAAGGTGTTGCGCTCCAGAGTTTCGGCCAGTTGCAGGGCGGTGAGCTCGATCGCCTTCTTGAACAACGGGTGCTTGATGGTGAGCTCGGCCACGTCGGTGATCGTCACCTTGTCACCCCATTGCTGGGCGACCGCGCTGACTTCCTGGATCGTCATCGTCTCGCCGATCGGCGGAACGCCTTCGGAGAGCGGCGCGAAGGGAAGCGGCAGACGCAGGTAGCGGGTGGCGGTGTAGGTTTCACCCCTGCCCTTGGGCAGCGTGGCTGGATCGCCGAACTGGTAAGCGACGAGCTGGCGCCGCGCGAGCGGAAGCGTCTCGTCGGCGATATAATTCTCAATATCGGAGGAAAATTGAGAGGCGGAGTTAACAGCCATTACGGCCTCCTATGCGAAGGCCGTCGGGATGACTGCCTCTAAAGTTCCATGTCTTCGAGGCGCTTGCGACGCGCCTCTTTCTCGTTCGAAGCGCGTCCGCTCGGTGCGCCGGCGTCGTCGCGCGATCCGGTCGGCCGTGCTTGCTGGCGCTGACGGTTCGCGTCGGCGTAATTCTTCGCGCGTGTTCTAGCGCCGGGTTCGTTTGCCAAGGCCCTGTCTCCGATAACCCATTTAAGAACGGTTTCGCGCGGGGCCGTGGTTCCGTTGCGACGCATCTCTGCAAGGCGTTCTTCGACCTGATCCTTAAGTTTCGCAGCAACAGGTTTCCGCGCGCACAGGCCTTCGAAGGCCGTGCGATCCGCTGAATCCTGCATCTGGAACTCAAGTCGTGCATATCTCTCGTTTTCTCGCCTGTCGCGCTCGGCGAGCAGGTAGTCGGTGCGTTGATCTGGATCCATCATCGCAAGGCGCTCGGCGCGCTGCGCTGGTGTCTCCTGGGGTTGAGCCTGAGCCCGGCGGAACGCTTCTATTTCTTCGCGCGCTCTCTGGGCTTCGGCCCTGGCTTCCCTGGCTTCACGCGCCAGCGTTTCGATACGCTGCTGTGCGCGGGATGGTTGCCGTTGTGGGGGGTCTTGCCGGTCTTGTGGCTGGTCGCCGTCGGGGGCGTCCGGGTCATCCGGGATGTCGTCGATTTGATCGTCATCCGGGATATCGTCGATTTGATCGTCGGGAGCGTCGTCTGCCGGATCGTCAAGCAGATTCGGGTCGTCGATGCCATCGGCCATAAGGTCGGTCTCCGGTCGGTTTAGCGAGCGACACACTCGATGGAGGCAGATAGCGCGCTGTCTCAGTCCGCGAGAGGTTCAGCCTACAACGTAACTGTGCAGGGTTGTCAAGTCTTTCGTGGCATCGTCACCGCGCCCGCGCCGGCCATTTGGTCTTTGTGGATTTGGCCGGGCGGCCCTTTGACCGCGTGCGGCTGGCCGGGTGAAGCGCCGGGTTGCGGTCCACCCCCGCCTTGTTGCGGTGGGCCGCCCGGCTGTTGCATCTGCTGCATCTGCTGCATGGCCGTCTTCGCCTGCATCTGCATCATGTGCTTCTGCATGTGCACGCGCACGACGCCGTGGGGGTCGCCGGCCATCATCGCCTGCTGGTGGACCTGCAAGTGCTGCGCGTCGTTGTCGCCGGGATGAATCGGCACGTCATGGCCGAACTCCATCATTTCGTTTTCGAGTTGCGGGTCGACACCCAAATCGTCTTTCATCGAAATGAACGTCAGCGGCGCGAGACGCGGCCCGAACTGGTTTTCGACCGCCTGGGCGATCATCGGCCCCATATCGATCCGGTAGCCCTGGTACATCTGGGGCGGGATCTCCTTGAGGATGTTCAGCAAGCCCATCTGCTGCTGAAGCTGTGCGGCGTTGCGCGCCGCCTCCACGCCGTACCAGCGGAATTCCAGCCGCCGGTTCATGGCGATCGGCTCGACGTCCTGCATGATCGCCTTCTGGCCCATCTCGCCGAACATGCGGATCATCAGGGGTTCGTCACGGAACTGGTGATCGTACTCCGCGAAACGCTGAAGCAGCGGCGTCAGAATACCTTCTTCGATCCTCGTCACCGCGTCGGCCGTGGTCAGGATGTCGACTTGCTGCTCCATGGCGATTTCCGCCTGGTTGCGCTTGGCTCCGGGTTTGCCCGACGAATTGGGGATCATCGACGGGTTCACGCCGAGAGACTGAAAGATCTGGTCCTTGAGCGCGCCGACGCGCTCCAGCGCGTCCTTCCACATCTCAGGAAACTTGGCGAATTCGGTGTCGCGAGGGCTGGTCTCCCATATCGCGCCCAGGCCGAGCACCATCGACGAGACACGCGGGTTCTTCTCCGGGTCGGTGAAGATGATCGGCATGGCGGAGAAGTGTCCGGTGTCCGCCCCCTCGTTCAGGTAGTCGTTGGCGAGGTACTGGAGGTCGAGAACCTTCTTGATCGGCGCGATGCCCTTCGTGACCTTGGCCTTCTTGTTCACAGGCACGGAGATCACCGGCACCTTGTCGCACCAGTAGGGGCATAGCTTCACGCTCAGGATCCGGTCCTTGCCCCCGCTGTAACCGCGACACAGACGCATGTCGCCGTCGACTTCCATCTTGAACCATATCTCGTAGATCAGCGAATAGTCGCCCTTGGATTTTATCCCAGCCGATCCCGCCATGGAACTGCTGGCGTCGGCCACCATGGCCTTGGCCTGAACGTCCATGGCTTCCATGAGGTCTTCGGCGATGTCTTTGACCAAGTGGCCGTCCTTGACCATCTGCTTCATCTTGGCCTTACGCCAGCGTCGGATGATGGTGACGGTCCCTCCCTGGTCGATAGCGTCTTCGAGCGACGTGGCGACGGCGGGCAGTACGACGAGATCGGTGTCCAGGATCACTTCGACGTCCGGGCAACCCTCGGTGATGGTTTCTTCCTCGATATCGTCGACCGGATCCATGTCAGGGTGTTCGATCCCGTCGACGACGACCGGCTTCTTCACTTTGTGAACGATGTGTCTCTCAGTGGATTTCCAGTCGACGTAGACCGTGTATTGGCCTTCGATGTCTCCGCAAACAAAAAGCGGAGGCACGATTTCTGTTCGCAATTTGGTGCGTCGCACGTAGTGCTCAAGCAACGCCATAGTGGCATGGGGGATATCTGCGTCTTCAGTCGTAACTTCAACATATCTTTGACTCTGGGGGAAAAGCTGATTGGTGAACCGGGTCTGGCGCGCGTCCACGGCGTCGGCGATCAACGATATGAATACGTTGGAGTTGCCGTTATAGAATTGTTTTGTTCCCAGAATGCAATCATAAGCATCCCAATGGTCTTGGTTTGAATCGGATCGACCTTGTTGATCCTGAATGCCTTTTTCAACGTCTTGACAAATCTTGACGAATTTTTCGCGTATTTTTTCTTTCTTGGAAAGTTCGTCGTCGCGCGCCGTTTTCTTCGCCACGTTCAACCACCTTTAAGCTTTTTGCGACGCACAATGGCGGCTTTAACAATCACCATAACCCCTTCCGTCTCCATATCCTCTCGCTCTATGGCGCCAAAATGGGGAACTATATGTAGCTTAATACCGTCTTCATTAATAACCCACCCAACTGACCTACACGTGAATATTTTATCTGTCAGTTCGCTTTGCGTAGTCCACCCTGACGTAACTCTACAATGATCCAACCAGTCTATAATTTCAGGACGCCTCCATTTTGACCCTTTTTTCGTTACCACTTATTTTGACCTAGGCAGGTGTTTTTCCATGTGGGCGTGATGGCTCTTGTCGCCGCCAGCGTGCCGGCCCGCATCCTCCATCATTCTTGCTCGCTTCATATTATCCTGGCCCCGTTTTATGCCGGCTTCCG